CTGGCTGGTGACCGAGGTGCAAGCGTTCAGGTTGCATCCTGAGCGGATCTACGTGATCGCCGCCGCGATGAATCGACGCGATCGTGAGAACAGATGGCAAGTGCTTTGTGAGTTTGTGCGGTTTTTGTTTTGCTTAGGAGGTAAGCGATGAGCGAGAAAGAAGCAATGGAGCTTGCGGAGTCGATTGCGACATCGAGAGTGCACCTTACCGCAACAGAGACAGCGTTGGTGGTGGTGTTAAGAGCATTGAATAAGGAGCGATCGGTTCGATGCGAGAAGGATGTCTATAAAAGGTTTCCGCTCATTAAATCCTTGTGATAGAGCGGAAATGGAAATCAGCGTGGTGTAATCCAGGAAACACACGGCAGGGGGCGATGCCGAGTAGCGGGTTCAAATCCCGTCGCTGATTCTGGAGGAGTTGATTATGGATAAAGAAATTGATTGGGACGAATGGCCCGTATTTGAAGTGTTGTTAGTTGTTGTCGTCTTTGTGACGGTGATGGGTTTGTTGTGGTGTGTTGGTTAGTTTTTGGAGGGTTAGATGAAGATTACTAAGGGGAGAGTTCCTCGAGCCAGGCGTGTTTTGATTTACGGTGAGAATGGGATTGGAAAGTCGAGCCTCGCAGCTGCGTTTCCAAGACCGATCTTTCTAAATTTGGAGGACGGCATCGGGGATCTGGATGTTGACTCGAGCGATGTTATCAAGTCAGTCACGGAGTTTACGGGTTGCTTGATCGAGCTCGCCAACAGCCAGTACGAGACGATCGTCGTCGACACAATCGATTGGCTGGAAAAGCTGATCTTTGATGATGTGGCAAAGGAAGCCGGCAAGAAAACAATCGATGACATCGGATTTGGCAAGGGTTACCAATCCGTAGAGTTGCGATGGAAGCATTTGTTTGAAGGTTTTGGGTATCTGTGGCAACAGGGACGACACATCGTGTTTACCTGCCATGAGTCGATCGAGAAGTTCACGAATCCAGAAGGTGACTCGTACAACTACTGGCGGCCGTCGCTGCACCTTAAGGGGAGTGGTTGTGTCACGGAATGGATGGACGAGGTGTTTTTCCTGCGGTACAGGACGAGCACCCTGACCAAGGACGAAGGCTTTGGAGCCAAGAGGGCTGTGGCCGTCGGTGGCAAGGAACGTTACATGGCGACAACTAAGTCCGCGGCCTACGAGGCAAAGAATCGCTTGGGTCTTCCGGACGAGCTGCAGCCGACCTATGAGGCTCTCAAGCCATACATGCCTCCAGTCAAGTTTACTGGCAGCACGAAGAACACAGAACCAGCAACGGCAAAGCCGGCTGGAAATATTGCTGGCGTCGTGGTCGATGGATCCAGCAAGAAGCGAAGCGTAGAGAGTGATGCGGCAGTTGAGGCAATCGTAGCCAATGCCCCTTTTTAGTTTTTGATTTGTGAGAGGTTTTTCAACATGGGAAATTTACAAGGATTTGATGCACGGACAGTTGAGCCACGAGCGGCGTATCAACCGCTTCCGCCGGGCGAGTATGAAGCGTGCATTGTCGCCTCAGAGATGATGGCGACAAAGGACGGTAACGGTTCTTACTTGAAGCTGACGTTTCAGATCGTCAACGGTGAGTTTAAGAACAAGCCATTGACTGAGTTTTTGAACCTGAAGAACGCTAATAAGACCACAGTTCAGATCGCCGAAGGAACTCTCTCCGCGATCTGTCGCGCTGTGGGAGTCATGACACCGGCCGATTCGTCCGAGCTGCACAACAAGACGATGCGGATTACGGTTGCCGTAAAAAAGCGTGGAGAGAATGACGAACTCCGAAACGAGATCAAAGGCTACAAGCCGCGATCCGCTGGTCCGGTCAGTTCGCCATCGATGGTGACGGCCGACAACAACGGCCAATACGTTGCTGCTGGGCCGGCAAAGGCACCTTGGCAGAACTAGGTTTGCTCGCCTCCAAGTTATGGCGTTGATCGGATCAATAAGGGATGAACAGGTTCGAATCCTGACCGATCGATTAGTGAGGTTGATTGTTTGTTATTAGGAGGAGGATGTGATGAAGCTTGATTTGCTTGATCGCTGCAAGAGGGTGCAGTTTTCGTTTGAATTTATTGCACCGGATACAGCGTTAGAAATGCTGGAGAAAAACACCAGCAATTATCGAAATCGTTCTGATTCGACAACATCGAGATATGAAAGTGATATGGCAAAAGGTCTGTTTACAATCACAACTGCCACGATTGCTTTTGCAGAAGATGGTCGTCTGATTGACGGCCAAACTCGATTGACTGCATGCGTGCAATCTGGGGTTGGATTTTGGACATTTGTGTTGAGAAATTGCCCAAAGGAATTGATAGACGATCCAAATCAAGACAAAGGAAAAATGCGAAATTTGTCTTTGTATTTGAAGAAACATGGATACAGCAATACGACCGCAATGGCAGGTTCCATTCGTGCGTTACGTCGGTATTGCGGATTTAAGTCTTTGCGATGTGATGGAGCGAGTTCGATTACGGATGCAGCGTGTTTGTCTATTTGTCAGCAGATGCCGGACTTGTTTTTTAAGTGCGTCGCGCGTGTTGCCAATTCAACCGCATTGAAAAAAGTTTACCCGCCTTCAGTAACGATTGCATTTTACTACATCGCTTCGCATCGTTCTGTGGAAGATGCCGACACGTTTATGAAAGTTTTGGCAAAAGAGCAAGACGAACTGTCTAATCATCCTGCGAATGTATTTCGCGAACAGGTTATGGCAGATCGCAAGATGGAGCCGAATCGATATATGAATTTGATGTTTTCCGCATTCAATTCAATGGTGTTAGGTGAAAGCCGAAAGCTAATCCGCGAGTCAGATTCGGCGTTGCAGCATCCTGAGTATGTTGAAGCGATGCGAAAGTTCGGTGAGTTGTCAGCTACCGCAAGTAAATAAAAACTCAAGGAGGTGCCTTTTAGGCACGGACGCCAATGGATCTGCGATGGTATCAAAAAGAAGCGGTCGACGCGGCCTACGAGTTCCTATGTAACCAGGCCGGCAATCCGGTGATCTGTTTGCCGACGGGATCCGGAAAGAGTCTAGTGATCGCCGAGCTCGTGCGGCGAGCCGTCAAGGACTATTCCGGTCGAGTGCTGATCCTGCAGCACCGCAAGGAACTGATCCAGCAGAACGCTGAAAAGGTACGCGCGTTGGTGGATATTCCGATCGGCGAATACTCGGCAGGGTTGAGACGTTTCTCGACGGAGATGGATGTAGTCCTTTGTGGTATTCAGTCGGTTTACTCGAAGGCGTGTCAATTTGATCGAAGGCACCTGGTTATTATCGACGAGGTGCATTTGGTTCCAACCGATGGCGAAGGGATGTACTCGACGTTCCTATCGGACATGCGAACGATTAACCCTGATGTGCGAGTCGTCGGATTGACAGCGACACCGTTCCGGACTGGAGAGGGATCCCTGTGCCGTCCTGACGGTGTGTTCCACAAGATCTGCTACGAGGCTTCGGTCAAGCGTTTGATTGAGGAAGGCTTTCTATGCTCCGTCACAAACAAGCCAAACGAGACGGTTTTCGATACGTCGGGTTTGCATGTTCGCTATGGCGAGTTTGTGGCAAAGGAACTCGAGACGCTGTTCGGTGGTGCTCAGGTGACCGAGGCAGTCCAGGAAATGGTTGCAAAGACATCCGATCGGCATTCGATCATGGTGTTTTGTACAACAGTTAAACACGCCCTGAGCGTGGTTAATGCGATCGAAACAATGACGGGTGAGACGGTCGCAATGGTCGAGGGCGACACGCTGCCGCTCGAGAGAGCTGCGATTCTGAACGACTTTCGGGCAATGAAGATTCGCTGGCTGGTCAATGTCGACGTTTTGACGACTGGGTTTGACGCTCAGTGCGTTGACGCGATCTGCATCCTGAGAGCGACCGCATCACCAGGGTTGTTTGCTCAGATCGTCGGCCGAGGACTGAGAACGCATCCATCAAAGAGTGATTGCCTGGTGCTCGATTTTGGTTCCAACATTGAGCGACACGGACCCATTGACGCGATCGACTACGGCCGGCCGAGGAATCGCAAGGGTGGCGGATCCGCTGAGACGGACAAGATTTGTCCAAACTGCGAATCGTTCATTTCCAAGAAGGATCGGTTGTGCGAATGCGGATTCGAGTTTCTCGAGCGAGCACCAAACCACGATCAAAAGGCAGACACCGAAGCGGAGATCCTGTCGCTGACCGAGCCGGAGACATTTACGGTTGCTGGTGCGACCTACAGCAGGCATGAAAAGGATGGCAAGGTCCCTAGCCTCCGAGTCACCTACACGCTCGAGGAAGCCAACATGCCGTTTGGGCTCAGCGAGTGGGTTTGCATTGAGCATGGTGGGTTTGCACGTCGCAAGGCGGAGGATTGGTGGTCGATTCATTCGTCGGTCGAGTGTCCAGCAGGTATCGACGAAGCGATCGACCTGTTTAATCGGCAATGGGTCGCGATCCCCAGGACAGTGACTGCCAGGCGTGAAGGCCGATTCTGGAAGGTGCTGGATCGAGAAATTGACGAGTTGCCAGTCGGATTGACTGTGGAAGAATACGAAAACCAATCGAATGATGAGGTGCCATTTTGAGCTACAGAAGTATTTCGCGTAGTGATTACAGATTACTAAAAGAGAATTTGAAAAGGATACTCAAAGCATCAATAGAAAATAAATCTGATTGTACTGAAAGCATTTCTCTCGTGTTAATGGATGCGTTGTTTTTTGATGAGCATATTGCACAATACACATCTTCTTTTAAAGAAAAGAACGAGTTTCGATGCGGCGACTGTGGGAAAGCATTTGAAGTCATAGTAGAAAATGTATGCCGTGATTGCGGAAGAGAACAAGGGTTTTACGACCATATAAACAATTGGAAAGGTTTTCAAAGAGAGCGTTTTATAGCTACGCTGTATAAGTCATTGCCGTATGAGATTTACTTAAAAACTGATCATTGGCAATCGGAACGGCGACATTGTCTTTATAGGTTCAAAGAAAAATGTGCAGTGTGCAGTAGCGGAAAAGATTTGGAGGTTCATCACAGAACCTACGACAATCTTGGTGCAGAAGAATCTAATGATATTGTTTGTTTGTGCAGCAAATGTCATGGATTATTTCATGCAGAAAGCAGCTTAAAAAGAGGTTAGTTGATAATGAGTTGCATACCAAAGGATTTGACATCTCGGCCGCAATGGATCACCTGGAGACTCGAGAGCGGAAACAAGCTACCCAATTGCAGGTGGACTGACTCGAGCCAGCAGCTGCCGTTTGAAGATGTGCAGGATTTTGAGCGAATTGGATTTGTGTTCACTGGTTCCGACGGTCTGTGTGGCATCGACATCGATGATTGCATCGACGAGAACGGGAAATACAACGAGATCGCGGTTGAGATCATCGCCAAGATGGCTGGCGTGTCCTACGCCGAAATATCTCCGAGCGGAACCGGAATCAAGTTCTGGACTCGAGCTCGCAAGCCAGAATGGGCCAGATGTGCAAATCACAACGTAGGCGTCGAGTGCTACGACAAGAACCGATGGTTCGCGGTGACTGGGGAGCAAATCAAGTCCTTCGATAAAATCGGGGATGGCCAGGAAGCGGTCGACTGGATCTGCGAAAAGCACCTTAAAGCAGACGCAAAAAAGACGGTCGACTATGTGGCTCTGTCGCTTCAAACACGCAACAGCGATCTCAAGAAGCGTGCTGAACAGTACGTCGAGCATTGCGAACGGCCGGCAGAAGGTGGCAGGAACAACGCAGCATTCAGGTTGGCTGGACACTTGATCGCACTCCTGGGTGACGATGGCGAGCGTTTGGCGATCAGCGATGTGCTGGAGCTCGTTGCCAAGTGGAACGATTCGCTGCCGTCACCGCTTCCAGATGACGAGATTGTTCAGGTAGTTGGATCCGCCAGCAAGTCGGGCACACCTCGCCAGGACAAGCAGAATACGGTGCAGGTTTACTCCGACGTAAACATCAGCGGAATAGTAAACCAGAAGTGGGGTTCTGCAGCTCAGGAGCAAGCGGACGAGGACAACGACAACGACGAGGATTTCTGTGGTGCGATGGTTCCTCCGTCCGGTTTGATTCGTCAGGTATTCGACTTTTACATCGAGACAGCGTTCCGACCGAGCCACGTCATGGGGCTCGCTGTGGCAATGTCGATCTGCGAGACGATCTTTGGCCGGCGGATCCGGAGCCATACGGACATGCGGACAAACGATTACAACCTGATTTTGGCGACTACTGGATCCGGCAAGGAAGCTTGCGAAACGACAATCACCAAGATCCTCGACGCTGCGGACCCCAGCGGATCGCATCAATTGCCACCAGATGTCCAATCAGGTAACGGCCTGATGAAAGCAGTATCGCTCAATCCATGCGGGGTCTGGGTCTGCGACGAGTTCGGAAAGATTCTGCAAGCGGTGTTGGACAAGAAGGGCAACCAGCACATCAAGAACATCGGAACGCATTTGCTGAAGCTGTACTCGAAATCGGCCGGCAACTACGGCGGTGCAGCTCACTCGGATGGAGTCAGGAACAAAGTCAACCAACCGCATCTAGTCCTTCTGGGGCTGGCTGCCGGTGCGACGGTGTTTGATTCGATCAGTATGGAACAGGTTGCGGACGGACTCTTTGGACGGATTGCGTTCTGGCCGGTCCAGGAACGTCCACCTCGAAAAAAGGACGCAAAGATCTCAACACCGTCGCAGGAGATGGTTGATCAAGTAGCAAGCTGGATCAAGTTCGCACCAGGCGGGAATCTGGGATCGCAGTACCCAGTGCCAGAAGTAATGAAAATGAGCGTTGACGCGCTGGACCGATGGAACAATCACGGTCTGGAGATCGATGACCGAATGTCTAGGGAGTCGGAATCTCGAGCTGCAGTCTGGGCCCGAGTCGCTGCTCGATCAATGAAGTTGTCATTGGTGCATCGAGCTGCTAGACTAGAGGTATCGCCGACAGAGTGCCAATGGGACTTTGTCGCGATCGAGCTTCAGGACATCAACTGGGGCATCAAACTTGCAAACTGGCTAGCCAGGATCGCTTGCGGACTGATCCGCGAGAATACGATCGACAAGAATCTGGAGCGAGCCAAAACAATACTGACGCGAGCCACCGAGGCGGGTCGAGTCAGCAAACGAGATCTTCTCAGGACATTCAGGAACATAACCTCGGGCGACTTTGAAGCTGCTGCCACGGAGCTCGGACTGACGATAGTTCGGGACAAAACTTCTGGCCGGCCAAAAGTCTATTACGAAAGGCCAATGATTTGATTGGCCGACGACCTTTTGTCCTTTTGTCCTTTTGTCCCTGTATACCCCCGAGAGGGCTTACGTATCCCTACAGGTATTACCAGGACTGGACATAAGGACATAAGTGTTTTTGTGGGTTTTATATATGTGTTTTATCAGTCTTTTTATAGGGTTTTAAGTCAAAACCTTTTGTCCCGAATTGAATGGGACAAAAGGTGGACAAAACGGACAGAAGCGTAGGGATGGTATGAATGAGACAATCACCTGGATTGAGACAAAACAAGACACGCCAGACGAGGGGATTGTCGTCTTGGTGTATGTGCCAGATTCGCCAGATGTTGTTTGGCCTGGTTACCTGGAGGACGGGTACTGGATCTTTTCAAATGGTGCACCAATTGATTCTGAAGTGACCTACTGGGCTGAGTTCCCAGTTGGGCCGGCAGTGCCGGCAGACGAACCCCGCTCGGTAACGAAATGACGTTTTGAGCGAAATTTGAAGTTGGGTTTCCTGATCGGGATTGAAACAAAAACACGGTCCTTTTTGTTACAGGAAAAGCATGATGCTCGCCGTCCTTTTTGCATGCCTAGGATCACCGTTGATGCCAACAACGCACGAGTACCAAGTTGATTGCATCGAGATCAATCACGTTTTTGACCAAAAGGGAGGATTGGTTTTGACGCAAGCGATCCTGTGGCGGATTGAGGCGTCTGATGGACGGCTGCACAACTACGGTTGGAAGTTGCTGCGTGCAGACGAAGACTGGCCGTGGTGTTCAGGTGGCTTGATACGAGTGCGTCATTTCACGTCGAAGGGTGTGGTGGTGATTTCAGCTCCGTGCTGTCGAGTGCGTTCAACGCGAGACGACATGGAGCGTTTGGACACGAAAGAATTTTGGGGTGGACAGGCACCGAATCTGTTTTCGTGCGAGGTGAGCGAGTAACGCTACCGTTCACCCAGCCGCCGGTGAACGGTTCCAGAGTAAAAAACGCACCTACGGCGGCTTGGGTGCAACGGTTTGTTCGTCGTCCTATGGAGTTGTTTATGGGTAGTGGCGGTGATCGCAAATACGAGGAGGCGACTGATGCGCAAGAGCTGTTTCCATATCGTTATTGGTATACGTGGGAGACCGCACAAAAGTGGCCAGCAGCTTCGGTTGTGCTGTGCAGGTGGCGAGCGTGTGGAAAGTGGTACTATTCGCTAATGACCTACTTTCACCCTGATGGGCGGCACATCGAAGGCACTGAATATCTGTTGATTGAACGTGACCAGTTGCAGGGTGCAGATTAGTACGACGAACGCAATGCGTAACCGAGCCCCCGCCGGTTACGCCTCTATTTCAAAAACGCCGAATCGGGGGCTTCGGTTCACGCAATTGTTAGGTGTTTCATGGAGTTCATAACGACTGATGGTGGAATTGCGATACCGCGACCAGAACCAGAAAAGCAACTGCAAGATGAACTGAAGTTCCCGGTACGTGCCGGATGGAATTACAGCAAGTGCGGCGATAGGTATTACAAAAGCGACGATGCAGTTTTTCGCATGCAAGCCCTTGAGGCGTTGTACATCGCGGTCTCTCCAGGTGGTGGAAGGGTAGTGATTGGCGAAGATGCAGATCGACGGAAGCGGCTAACGACCCTTATAGATCAGCTTGCAGTTGAACTGGTAGGTGGTGTGCCAGAGGGTTTTGAAGAATACACCTAACGCTCGGATTCACCGAGCCGAAAGGAAAGAGGTAAATATGATGAGCGAGACGAATGAGGCTTCGGTGCAATCCGTTGTTATCCAGGAATGGATCGGTCCGTCGATCGAGCCAGGAGATGGCGATTCGATCTGGATTGCCGTGAGAGAGTGGAGCGGGCATATCCATGTTGATTACGCACAGACATTTGTTGATGTCGATGGGTTGATGATTCATCGGTACGAAGGCGAAAAGTGCGGGTATGGTGAGCAGTGGCCTCCGAAGGATGTCATTGCGTGGAAACTATGCGATACACCAGAGTTTCCAGGATAACAAATAGTATGCGGACATCAACATATCACGGTGATATGTTGAATTTACCATA